TCCTGAGAAACAAGTTGTACCTGAATCTGCTTGCCATAATTGGTTCTCAATATATTGAGAGATTTGTTGAGTTTTTAAGATTGAGATTTGCTCCTCGAAAGGTACTGTCTCATTGTATGAACCCGGAGTCAATAATTGACCTAACCAGTAATCATTTAACTCTTGAGGACATAAAGCCTCATTTACTTTATATTGACATACTGTGATGTCTCTTTGAGTATAAGTAGTTTGCCCACTTGAACTCCATCCACAAGTACCATCTTGAACTACTAATGTAGAGTCAAGTAAGTTAATAGCTTGTGAACCTTTAACCCCTGGTTGAACTTTGATAATTTTCGCAGTTTCACCTTCAAGGATTGCTCGTCTCATCAATTCTCCACCTACTTCGTCTGTGTAAGTAGCTAAAGATGATAAATTAAATCCAAAATCATATTTTTTATTTGCCATAATTTTTTTTATTATTTTATGTGTTTAGTGTTTTAGACCCCTATTATTATAGTTTATGTCTAGTTTTAAGCAATTGAGAGAATGCATCGTTTCTTTGAGCATTGAATGCATCACTCACCAAATTCTTAGCTTGTTTAACAGGTTCCCCTGCAGGTTCTTTTGAGAATTTAGACATTTTAGCCTTCATATCCTCTTGTTCGGTTACAACTCCTTTGATTGCCTCTCTGATTTCTTCTAAAACATTCATTACTGTTTTTTTGAAGTCACCATCGATAATGTCTCCTGCTTCAGTTTCAGCAATAGATAAGTCAGGGTTCATTCCCATTTCTTCTTCTATTAAATCTGAAACATCAGACAATTCAACATTTTCTCTTTCAACGATTTTACCATCTTTAACGATGATTTTGAATAAAACCTCATTACCTTCAGTGTCTTTTAATGATAATTCGTGTTCTCCATCCGGTGCAGGTGTTTCCTTACCGTCAGATGATACTACAAATACATCTTCTCCAACATCAAAAGTATTAGATTTTACAATAGTACCGTCTTTAAGAGCGGCCTCTACAAAGTTTTCTTTGTTTGTGTTTTCCATATCGTATTTAATTTCTAGGACCTTTCCGTCCTCAATTTTTATTTTGGTGGTGTCTTCCAATTCATACTCACCATCCATAACAGGCAATTGCCCATTATCTGTGATTATAAATAGAGGTTCACCGATTGCTAATTCACCCTCGGCAATTAGTTCTTGTTCTGTTTCAGCCACTTTATAAGTGTTAAACTTCTGCAGACCAAGTAATTTATTGATTTTTTTTATAGCTTGTTGATAAGTCATTATTTTACTTGTTTTAGTATCGATTTTATCTCCTCAATTAGGTCTTGGTTAATATGACTAAATTTAGCCTTCTCTAAGAAATATCCTTGAACTGAGAATCCTTTTAATTGTCCGTCTTTTACTTTATCCCAAGTATCATTATCGGTAATCTTCATCGTAATCATCCAAGTACCAGCGGGGTAATCCATACCGAATACTTGTTGTTTATCTCTTTCAGGGTCGTCAACAATCCAACTTTCAACCACATCGACATCTTTTAAGTATTTACGCCCGTGTTCCAAATTGGTTTTATCAAGGAGTTTTTCCTTCATAAATTTTTGTTGTAATTTTTTGATTGTATCTGATGAGAAATACACATAGTAGATTTCACCAGTAATCTCATTACGACGAATAATCATCTTGTCCGGAATCATAGCCGGTCCAACAACTAATCTCTGTTCGTTGTTAAATACTTGAAATGCTGGAACACCTTTAGTTGAGAACTCTTCATTCGACATATTCTCATATTGTTCGATAGTTCTTTCAACCCAAGGCAAGGCTTCAACACCACCCCAAGCATCCATAGCTAATTTACCACATCCATCCTCGTACGACTTACTTGATTCTAAATCGACAGTATGTCTTGAGATATAAGCTTTCATTCGTTTAACGGTCTCTATTGAGATAGGTTTTCCTTGAGCTAATTGTTGAGCTCTAACCTTACCTACTTGAGTCATGCAATCATTTGGATTACCTGTTCTCTCAATATAATCTAAAGCTGATTTGGCATTGTCTTTTATAAGTTGTGGATAGTCAGTATAACTGAAATACTCATCAACTACATAACTACCATCCTCACTCATTTCTTCTTTTATTGGAACACAATTTGGACTTCCATCTTCTTTTAATCCAATTGCTTCGTAACCTTCCCAACAAGCATCTTCTAAACCAGCGGCTAATACAGGTTTTCTAACAACCTTTTTCGTTACTTGGTCTACATAAGGTGCTAATGCAGATACATTTGGATTACCTTCGGCATTAAAACCAACTCGTGGGGCATATCCTGCCTCTCTTGCTGATGTTGTTAAAGTATCAGGACCCGGCATATCATCCTCTTCTTCTAATCCTTTTCTTACTGAAGCTTTATTGATGATTTCAGTATCAGCGGCATACATAAGTTGAACCCATCTATGACGACAGTTGAATGAACCTCTCCATTCAAACATATCGTATCCATCAGGTCCAACAGGGTTTTCATTTGCTAGACTCATCGAATTTATATCTTCGATTCTAAACACACGATTAGCTCTCATCATTTCAGCACAGAAAGTTCTGTTTTTACTATCTTGAGGTCCAACATATTTGTATCTAAATTTTACAGTAGGAGTATCTTGTGATGATGGTGCATTTGGGTCTGCAATGATTGCAAATTCTTTTTTACCAACAGGTCTAACTGATACAATCTTAAACCCCTCTTTTTCAAGTAATCCTTGAGGTTCTCCATAAGAGTGGAACATCTGTATCACTTGAGGGATTTGTTCGTCTGATAAGACATAATGAGAACAGGTTTCTTCCTGAACTCCAAAGTACTCAAAAGCAGCTTCGTGAGCCGGCATATTAACTAACGCAATTCCGTCTAATCCGGCTTGGTCGTCATTATCCTCTATTAGTAATTCTATAATTTTTGGAGTCATTACTTATAAATATCGTTTTTAATTAAAGTGTTAAATTTTATAGTTCTGAACGAAATTTTTGTAATCGGTCAAACATTCCTTGATTCGTAATATCTTGAGAAACGACATAAGCTTTCTGTGGTGCTTGATTCATAAACATCGATAAGTCCATACCCGCTAGTGGATTTGTAGTTAATTCTGCAACTCCTCCTGAAGCGAATCTTGCCCCACCACCCATTTGGTTGATTGTAGATAAAAGAGGTCTAAACATCGATGTTGATGCCGCGTTAATAACTGACTCACCATTCGACAACATAGCCGGAATTGAATCAGACATTCCTGTACCCGGTCCGAATACCATACCTCCTGTTGCCAATCCTTTTGGTTTAGAAACTCTTGCACCATTATCTGCAGGAGCCGCAGCACTTGCAGCTCCTCCGGTTGGAACCTGAACTGATATTATATCTTTAACTGCCTTGAATCCAACTAAACCTGTTGCAATTGCTTGAGCGATTGCATATCCCGGTATTGGTAATGTTCCAAATGCCTTTAACTGACCTGCGATTGCTGCGTAGGTATTGATTAACGACGCCGCAACAGCCAAACCTTTACCTGCTACAGTATTTTTACCCACAAGGTCTGCAAGAGCCCCAACGGCAGCACCGGTCGCATTTAATAATGCTTGTTGTGCTTGGAATTTCTTTTGTTCAATCGAAATTTGAGCTTCAGCATTTGCCGCTTTATTTGCGGTCTGTGCATCCTCTAACGCTTTTCTCTGTTCTGCAGTAAGGGTTTCGTTCGCTAATTGAGATTCAAAAAACATTCTGTCTTGTTCCACTTTAGCATCTAAGATTCCCTGTTGTAATTCAAAATCACCTTCAGCAGCAGCCATTTTATTATCATACAATGCCTGTGCCTTATCTCTATCCGCTTGAACTTGTCTTTGTGCTTCAGTTTGAACCTCAACAGTTAATTTTCTTTGTTCCGTCGCTAATGACTGAAGTCGTAATATCTCCTCATTAGTTAAACCATCAACAGACATTTTTTTCGCTTGTAATAACGCAATCTCATCATCAATAGCCTTTTTACGAGCATCGAAGGTTTCTTGAGTTACTCTACGAACCTGAGTTGATTCCTCACCATACAATAATTTTGATTCAGCAAGAGTAACCTCTAAATTATCTAAAAGGATTGCATTGGATTCTTTCGCTTCAGCAATCTTTTTATCATTAGCCTCTTTTCTGGCATCCTTGTCTTTTTGAAGTTCCTCAGAGACAATTCTGTTGATTTCGTCTTTTTGTTGTTTTGCTACTTCAGTAGATATTTTCTTACCTTCGTTTTGTAATTGAAATTGTTTTTCAAGTGCAGTTCTTAATAGTTGTTCACTTGTGTCTTCTTTGTTTTTTTCAAGAGTAATAATTGCGTCGATTCTCTCCATCGCCGCTTGTTTCTCTTTTTGTTGTCTGTCTTTAGATGCTGCGTCTCTTTTTTGTTGAGCCTCTTTCGCAGCAGCGTCTTCCGCTTTATTAGCCTCCGCTTGAGTATTATATCCTAACTCAAGATAAGCGGCATTCGCGTCCTTATTCTTTTGTTGTTTATCAATAAGGTTTTTTGTTAAGGCCTTGGCCCCTTCTTCATTAACCTTACCAATATTTTTATTATATTGTTTTTCCGCATCAATAGCGTCTTGATATGCTATATCAGCGTCTTTTTTAGCGTTTGCAAGAGTAGTTTTCTTAATTTCTAATTCAGTAGCACCATCAGCTTTCATTTGGGCTAATTGTACTTTTCTTCTTCGTTGAAGGTCTTTTGCGTTTAAGTCAAGTAATTGATTTTGGTCTTCTAATTCTTTATTCAAAGATGCTGTCGCTTTCTCGGCATCTTTCGAACCATCGGCAAATTCCATCAATGCGGATACTGCGGTTCCAAGTAATACAACTAAAGCACCAATACCTGTGGCAACTAATGCCGCAGCAAACGCTCTTGCTCCAACAGCTGCCGCTCCCTCACCTACACCGACAGCAACAAATGATTTAGCTAATCCATTATTTAATGTGGTGTATAATTTGGTAATACCAGTAGCTCTACCGATATTTGTGAATATCTCTTTGAAGTCATCAGCGGTTTCTCCTAATTGGAATCGAAGGTCTTTAAGTGAGAATGAACTAAAGGTCTTTAATAAAGCAATTCCTCCATTTAATTTGGATGCGAACTCACCAATAGGACCAGGTATTAACTGAAATGATGTTAATAAATCTCGTGATTTTGCATTAGTTTTTGCCAACGCATCTTCAGTTTCACCTAATTTACTTGATAATAATTGAAACTCTGCAGTCCCCTCTCTAGTTGATTGTAATTCCTTTCTTAATACACGAATCTGTTGAGCAAGGGATAAGGTTTTATCCGATGCTAATTGAACATCTTTAGTATCAAAATCGAATTTTATTTGTACTTTATTTATTGCCATCTATAATATTTTTTTGAGATTCCGTATAAAGGAATGGAAATACTTTTATGTTGTTTTGGACCTCCCAAAATCTAGTTCGAGGTATAATGCCT